TAATTCTTTAATCTGGTCATGGCCTTGTGCTGTTTCATATGATCCAGCCTGTACATTTTTAAAAACAGTGTTAGGGCCATGCATCAAAGTAACATAACAAGATCTGTTTTTGGCAGTAGCACGATCTGGATCGTTATGCGATTCACCTCTATGGATGCAATCGCCACAAATAGAATAATCTGATCCGTTTTTGCTGTTTTCCATAGGTGACAAGCCGTTGTCGCATAAAATATATGTTTGCATCATTGCACCTGTTTTTGAATTGCGGCTTTTACCTGTTAAGGCAACGACAACGATCGGCGATTCGTCAATTAGTGAGGGGCCTCTATAAATAATTTTAGACATGATTGATCCTTTCGTTTGCTATTTGATTTTGAGGCTTGTTAGAATCATCGGCAGATGAAACATAACAAGGCCAGTGACACCCAAAAGAATTGTCAAAAATGGGTGAGGCATTACTTGAGTTAAGATATCAAGCATTGCTGATAGCATGAAAACCATGCCAATAATCATTAGTAAGATTGTGTCTTTATTGTCCATTGTTTTGATCCTCATTAGAATGAATATTCTGGCTGATTGATGACTACTTCAAAGCAGTATGTTTTGCTGAGTAATGATAAAGAGGCTTGGTCAAATGTTTTACGCTTGGCAAGAATTGCAAGGCTGCGAGTGCATTCACAGTCTGGATAAAATAGCGTCTGCCCGTAAACTGTTTTAGGTGTGAAGAATAATCTAGTCATTGTTTTGATCCTCATTTTGTTTGCTAGTTTTGCATCTGACCCGAATCAGATAAGGACAAAACTAATGAACGTTGTTCAGGTTGTCAAGTCCCTTTAAAAATGATACTAAATATTGCATACATTGATCGGCAAACATTGCTTACAATGTAAGGCAAACATTCCACACATTATCGGATAGACATTGCAGCTGGATCAGTTAGATTTATTTTGATTGATTCGGGTTGGATTTTATATGTCTGATCACACACAGCACACACTGCTTCACACGGCAATGCATGGACAGATCTGCATGACTGATCACTGCATGACGGGGGCCATATTACAAAGGCATGCACACCCATGACGACTGCTGCATTGTATATATGTTAATTACTACATTTACACACACAGTCTGAATGACTATGTTGAGGCATGGCAAAGCTTACAAAGGCACGGATTGATGACTTGGTTGGCATGATTATGGAAGGTCATAGTCTTGCTCGTTCTTGTGCTGAGTTGAGTATAAGTAGGCGTAACATTTACAGCCGTATGGGTAAGGATGCTGAGTTAGAGCGTAGGATCAGGACGGCCCAGCAGCAGAGTGCTGAGAAGGCTGTAGAAGAGTTGGATGAGTTATACCAGCAGCGTTTGCGGGGTGAGAAGGATTATGACCCTAATGTGCTGAGAGATTATGCTACCCATGTTAGATGGAAGGTTGGGAAGTTATTGCCTGACAGGTATGGTGAGCAGAAGAACAGGGCTGGTGTTGAGATAGGTGATGGCACTGTTCGAATAGTCTGGGAAACAGATGCAGGTTAAGATACCTTACAAGCCTAGAGTATTACAGGCTGAGATGCATGAGAGTTTGAAGCGTTGGAATGTGCTTGTGATGCACAGGCGTTTCGGTAAGACGGTCTGGGCTGTAAATCATTTAATCAGACATTGTTTGACTTGCGAGTTACCAAGGCCGAGAGTTGCTTTTGTAGCCCCTACCTTTACACAGGCTAAGAGAATAGCTTGGGATTATGTAAAGTATTACGCCAGTGTAATACCAGGTGTTACTTTCAATGAGACAGAACTGCGTGTGGACTTTCCGAATGGGGGGCGGTTGATGCTGTTGTCGGCTGAGAATCCTGACAGCTTGCGTGGTATTTATCTAGACCTGTGTGTATTTGATGAGTTTGGAATGCAGAACCCCAGAGTATGGGGGGAAGTGGTGAGGCCAGCCCTGTCAGATAGAGAGGGTGCGGCTGTATTTCTTGGGACGCCAGCAGGGCATAATCATTTTTATGATTTGCTGGAGACTGCCAAGACTGAAACACAGAATGGCTCTGACCAGTGGTATTGGAAGATAGTCAAAGCGTCTGAAAGCAATCTTGTCAAAGAAGAAGAGTTGGAAGCTGCCAGCAATCAAATGACGCTTGAGCAGTATGAGCAAGAGTATGAATGTTCGTTTACAGCGGCTATCATAGGTGCATACTATGGACGGTTGCTGACAGAGGCAGAAGATAACGGCAGAGTAACAAGAGTGCCGTATGATCCTGCATACCCTGTACATACCGCATGGGATTTGGGTATAAATGATAGCACAGCTATTTGGTTTGCACAGATATTTAGAAGTGGAGCAGTAAATGTCATTGATTATTACGAAAGCTCTGGAGTGGGCCTCGAACACTACGCAGAGATTTTGCGGCAAAAAGACTATCACTGGGGAGACCATCTCGCCCCCCACGACATCGAAGTCAGGGAACTCGGCACGGGCAAAAGCCGCCTCGAAACGGCGTTCAGCCTCGGCATCAGGTTCAAAGTCATCCCGAAAATGAAAGTTGCTGACGGTATCAATGCAGCACGTTTATTGATACCCAAGTGTCATTTTGATCGCGACAGGTGCGCTGAAGGCGTAGAAATGCTCAAGCAATACAGGCAAGAGTGGGATGAACGTAAAAAAATATTTAGGGATCATCCAAGGCATGATTTCACAAGCCATGCTGCGGATGCGTTTAGGTATCTGGCTGTTGGGTTGGAGAATAGACAAAGTTATACTAAACCCCCTCAACAAGTCGCAGTTAATCAGTACAATCCGTTTACTTTGTAAAAAGTTGAAAAGATGATAGTATGGCATCAAACAAGGAGATACAGCCATGTCATTCCTAAGACCCAAGACAGTCACACCGCCACCACCACCACCACCACCACCTCCACCTATGGAAATGGGTGAAGAGGACACAGTTCGTGCAGAGGCTATGGCAGATGAGGCGGTGAGAACACAACGTAGAAGAAGAGGCCGTAGGTCAACTATTGTTGCTGGCGGTTTGGTAGAAGGTGACGGATCTCCTTCATACGGTGGCACTCCAACCATACTGGGATAGGTTATGGACAAAAACTTTACCAAGGCTCTTGTTAGCAGATACGAACACGTCAAAACGCAAAGAGATAACTGGAATAGCCACTATCAAGAGTTGGCTGACTATATGCTTCCCAGAAAAGCTGACGTTGTTAAAAGTCGTTCCAAGGGCGATAAGCGCATGGAACTTATCTTTGACAGCACAGCTTTACAAGCCGTAGACCTGTTGTCATCTAGCTTGCACGGTATGTTGACCAGTGGGGCTATGCCTTGGTTTCACCTTGACCTTAAAGAAGAAAACTTAGGCAGGGATGATGATGTAAAAGAATGGCTACAAGATACCAGTATGCGTATGATGAGGGCCTTCAATCAGTCAAACTTTGGTACTGAAGTGCATGAGATGTATGTAGACCTTGTTGTGTTTGGCACAGGTTGTATGTTTGTTGAGATGGAAGAAGATGCCTTACGTTTCAGCACCAGACATATCTCAGAGTTTTATGTGCAGGAAAATCAATTTGGCATAGTTGATACAGTATTCAGATCATACAAAAGCCCAGCACGACAGGTTGTGCAAAGGTTTGGGCAAGAGAATGTAACTGAATACATTATGAAGAAGTTCCAAGACAAACCAGATGAAGACATTGAGTTGCTTCATATTGTTATGCCTAGAGAGGATAGAGATTCAGAAAAGATAGACAATAAGAATATGCCTTTTGCATCTATTTACATAGATATGGAATCATCTTCTATGTTGTCAGAGAGTGGCTTTCAAGAGTTCCCTTACATTGTCCCACGGTTTCTAAAGGCAACAGGTGAGATAATGGGGCGTTCCCCTGCTATGGTGGCGTTGCCTGACGTAAAGATGTTAAATCTTATGTCTAAGACCATCATACAAGCTGCTCAGAAACAAATAGATCCCCCTCTACTTGTGCCTGATGACGGATTCCTCCTCCCGATCCGAACACAGCCAGGGGGATTGAACTTCTTTAGAAGCGGTACAAGAGATACCATTACACCGCTAAACACAGGTGCAAACATCCCTATTGGTTTGAATATGGAGCAACAGCGCAGGGAAGCAATCAGGTCAGCATTTTATGTAGACCAGCTTCTTACAGGTGGTGGGCCAAACATGACTGCAACAGAAGTAGTGCAGCGTCAGCAAGAACAAATGAGAGTGATAGGCCCAGCTTTAGACCGCCTCAAGAATGAAATGCTGCGTCCACTTATAGACCGTGTGTTTGCCCTCATGCTAAGAGCAGATATGTTGCAGCAAGCACCAGAGATATTACAGGGGCGTGATGTGGATATAGAATATGTATCACCATTGGCTCGCGCACAGAAGTCCAGCGGTCTAAACAGTACAATGAAGGCGTTGGAAATACTTATGCCACTGGCACAAGCACTTCCTGTTGGCGATCACATAGACCCAGATGGATTGGTAAGGCACGTTACAGAAGCCCTTGGCGTTCCAAAAACTACACTGAGGTCAGAGGCAGAAATACAACAGACAAGACAGGCAAGGGCAGAAGAGCAAGCAAGACAGGCAGAGGCCATGCAAGATTCTGAAGATGTGCAGAATGTAGCACAGCTTGCACAGGCCAGCAGAATGATAAGCAAGTGAACCAACAGATAGACAAACTAAAAGATCTTTATAAACAAACATTTAATACAGACAGCGGAAGCAAAGTCTTAGCTGATTTGGAAGCCAGGTGTAACTTTAGAACACCTAGTTATGTTGCTGGCGATGCCAACGCAACAGCTTATGAAGAGGGCAAAAGAGCAGTCATTCTTCACGTTTACAACATGATGAGAGAGGAGCAATAATGTCATTAGAAAACGCCGAACAGGTAGCCCAGCCAGAGGCAACCCCTGCACCAGCGGTAGAAACACCAGCAGAGGTAGCGTCAGGGGGGTCTGGTAACGAGTTTTTGAACATGATACCAGAAGACTTGCGAGAGCATCCAAGTCTTTCACCTATTAAAGATGTGCCAAACTTAGCAAGGTCATACGTCAATCAGTCTAAGCTGCTGGGGGCAGACAAATTGCCATTGCCAGCTAATCCAACAGATGAAGACTTGGACAGGATTGCTGACAGACTTGGCAGGCCAGAGGCAGCAACAGGGTACGAAATACCTGTAGATGGTCAGATAGTTACAGAAGATGTAGCAAAAGAGTTTTCAGAAATCGCTCACAAAAATCGTCTGACCCCATCTGCTGCTAATGCAATCCTTGAATATTACAAGGGTGCTGTTGAAAAGTCTGTGAAAGCAGATGCAGATGCAAAGCATCAGGCGCAGATAGATTCTGTTGCAACACTTAAAGCTGAATGGGGTTCTGCTTACGAGCAGAATGTGGAGAGGGCAAAAGCTGTAGCCAAAGAGTTTTCTGATGTTGAATCTATTACAAATATTGTTTTGGCAGATGGCACAAACTTGGGAGATCATCCAGAGTTTATCAAGACATTTGCAAAGTTTGCAGAGTTCAAACAATCTGTGACAAGTGAAGACACAGTTAAAGAAAGCTCACAGGTAAATCACATGACAAAGCAAACAGCGCAAGCTGAAGTAGATGCAATCATGCGAGGCCCAGATTACACCAGCAGAGATGCTATTGCCAGAGACAGGGCGGTTAATCGGGTGCAAGAGTTGATGGAAATCATACATGGATGAAGGTTTGACAAAAAAAGAAATTAGGTTGGAGTGTTTAAGACTTGCTGTTGAAAATGGCAAAAGTCGTGATATACTTCAACCACACCTACTTGCAGACTTGTACTATGAGTGGGTAATGCAGGGGAGCGAGGAAACTCGTCCTGATGACAATCGGAAAGACGAAGGCCACAAGAAGGCCAAAAATTCTAGGAGTGTCCGAGCTATCGGGTAGCAATCTGCAAAATCAAATGTAACTTGGTAAAAGGAGACAGAGATGTCTATCGAAGTAACCACGGCATTTGTCCAGCAATATTCTGCAAACGTGCAGATGCTATCACAGCAAAAAGGTTCTCTTTTGCGTGATGCTGTGCGTGTAGAAAGTATGCAGGGCAAAAATGCTTTCTTTGATCAGGTGGGCAAGGCAACAGCGCAGAAGCGTACAACGAGACATGCCGACACTCCCCAGATCGACACACCCCATGCAAGGCGTCGTGTGACCCTTGTGGACTACGAATATGCTGATCTGATTGATGAGCAGGATAAAGTTCGTATGTTGATTGACCCGACATCCGCTTATGCACAGGC